AAAATAGGAGACGCACACCAACACGGAGCAGACGATATACAAAATTCTATCAAGAAGGGAGCAACTGCATTCTCAGCAGAGTGGGAAACTGGTGGTAGAATTAAATACGCTATGGATTCTTTTATTGATAACCTTCGACTAGCTATGGGAACCTATAAAGAAGGTATGGCTATGGATTTATTGTCTCGAAATAAAAGAATGGCAATGGATTTAGAAGTCGCAGAACGAGCAGTTGGAAAGAAGGTAGACGGTGAGTGGGTTGGCGGCCCAGGAGTTAAGACAGACAAAGACGGTCAAGTTACAGATCAATACAAAGCTTGGGAAGAGCGTATGCGCAAGATGAATCCTTTGGAGCTTTGGGCATCTACTCTCGAGGGAGAAGCTGAAATAGATTGGCGGAAGCAGATGGGAGAACAACCACGAGCTTATGATACCGCAAACGCAATAAGAGCAGCTCTAACCGATAAAAAGGCTGGGATTGAAGCCTCAGGACAGTTCTCAGGAATGAGTAGCCCAGCTGCTGCATGGAGAAACTTAGATTTCACCGATGTAGCTGAAACAGTTGGAAAAACTGATGAAAGATTTAAGGCATATTTTCAAGAAGCATTACAAGATGATGATTTAGTTTCCTTTGACGAATTACAAAAAATTCTTAAAGAAGTTGATAGGAAAGGTGGAGTATATTCAACAGGGCCTATGGGTGGAACTGCTGGAAGAACAGGTGTAAGTGATATTGGTTGGAGTTCAGATAAAAACTTTGCCCGACAAGAGCAGAAAAGTGGACTTGAAGTATCGGCAGAACAGATAGATGAGGCGATACAGAAGAAATATAAAGGCGATGCATTTAGACAAGATGAAGCAGCGAAACTAGAAGATTTAAAAATCTCTAATGAGGCTTTAACAACAGAGAATATAAACCAAATCGCAGCGCTTAACCTTACTGAAGAAGCGTTAACTGCCTTAGAAACAACAATTTCAGGCATTACAGATCCTGCACAACTTGATAAAATTATTGGAGAAACAGTTGAGTCAACAGCTTCAGCTGAAGATATTGTTGGTGGTGGTGGAAAAGATGATCCAACTACTTCCGACCCTGAAAAATATGCTGATAATAAATGGGTTCAAGGAACTCAAGATTTTCTTGGAGGCGCTGCTATGATATTAGGAGCTGCCGGTCAAGGAGAAAAAGCATCTAGAATGATGAAAATAGCAGCAACCATAATGATGACAGTTGCTATTATGGATAGAGCTAGAGCAGCTTTAGAAGCGGGTGGAGGTTTTTGGAAGGTCTTAGGAAACTTTATAACTGGTACGCCAGGAGGTAGGTATGGCGGAGTAATGAATTTCCCAGGTTATCGTTCTTTTGGCACGGGTGGAATATCACAAGGACCAAACTCAGGATATGGAGCAATTCTTCATGGCACGGAAGCAGTAGTTCCATTAGGAAATGATAAAGCAATTCCTGTTCACATGTCTGGGGGTGGAAGTGTAAATAATACTTCTGTAACAGTTAATATGGATAGTGGAACTTCAGATACTGTATCAGATGCTGAGCAAGGAAGACAATTAGGACATCTTATTCAATCAACAGTAACAGAAACAATATCAAGAGAACAAAGGTCTGGTGGTTTACTAGACGTAGGAGGCTAAAATGGCAATAGGATTTAATGTAGGAGGAAGTCTGGGAGTAGTAAAACCTGATAGAGGACTTTCAAGAAAAAACGAACCAAATGTTATTAAATCTCAATTTGGAGACGGGTATCAACTAAGAATAGCTAATGGTATAAATAGTCTTGGTCAAAGTTTAAGTCTTAGTTTCGCTACTAGACCTAAAGCAGATATAGATGATATAGTAGCATTTTTTGAAACAAAAGCGGGAGTTACTGCTTTTGATTATGTATTGGCAGATTCTAATGCAGGCTCTAGTGAAGAGACTATAAAAGTAATTTGCACAGACTGGAATCAGCAATGGCAATATGATGACTATTATACTTTAAGTGCAACCTTTGAAAGAGTGTATGAAGCATAATGGCTGAGAATTTAATTGTCAAAGACACACAAAAGCTCGATCCAGCATCGGGCTTAGTTGAATTATTCGAGATAGAATATAATGCAGGCAGTTTTATTTACGCGCATGCAGGCTTAGAAGCAGATTTAACTACAGTTCAATTTAGAGATTATACTACTACTTCTACTATTAGAACTTATATTGCTATTCCTATGGAAGTAAATGGTTTTGAGCATAAAGCAACGGGAGCTATAGCTAGACCTACAATAAGTATTGCTAATGCTACAACAGCTTTTAGTGGAGCAATTGGTAGTATAGACTTTGATACTTTAGTAGGGTTAAAAGTAATTCGCAGATTAACATTAAATAAATATTTATATGGCAATGCTGGCGATGCACAACCCCCTGTAGAATTTCCGAGAGAAGTATGGTATATTGACTCTATAAAATCTAGAGATAAAGCTCAAGTAACTTTTGAACTTTCATCTCCTTTTGATTTACAAGGATTAAAAGTTCCAACTAGAGAAATAGTATCAAATAGATGCCCTTGGATTTATCAAGCATCAAGTTCCCACTTAGATGACTATAAAAAAGTTGGAGGTTGTACTTGGAATATAGAAAGTACTTATGCCCCTGCTTATAGTGGAAGTACTGAGTTTGATGGGTCTATTTCTCATCTTGCTTATGTTAATCAAGATGATGAACAAATAGTTCCTTCAGGCACTACTTTTGCAACCTGGTCAGGAGGAGACGATGCTATTACTAAAGATGGTTTTTATAAGACCTCATCAACATCTACTAAAATAGACGCAGATGGGTCTACAACAGCAGCATCTACAGTAACAGACTACTGGCAAGCAACAGTAACAGATAGTGAGCCTGGAACTCCTACAGATATAAATAGTAATTTTAAAAGAGTTTGTACTTATACAACATATAGTCATGGTACTGAATACTTTGCCTATACATCAGATATTTATAACGATTATGTAAAATTTACTGATAATGTAGCTAGTTCTGCTACTAATGGTAAAACTCTGTTATGGAAAGTAAGAACTTCTAGTGTTAATGTGCCTCCAGCACATGGAGATTATTGGGAAAGAGGAGACCTTTGTAGCAAAACAATGGACGGTTGCAAGATGAGATTCGGATACAACCCTCTAGCGAATACTGCAAATCAATTAGCAAAAACTAGTCCAGATACTACGGCAGTACTGCCTTTTGGCGGATTTCCAGCATCGAAGGCATTTAAATGATGTGGGAAGTATTTAAGCATGCTCAAGAGCAGGCTCCTAATGAGTCTTGTGGGCTCGTTGTAGGAACAGAAAAGAATAAAAAATATATTCCTTGTGAAAATCTCCAGAAAGAGAAAAAAGGGTTTAAAATTGACCCATTAACTTTTACTAGATATCAACTCACTTCGAATGTTTTATATATAGTGCATAGTCACTACGAGGAGGATTGTAAACCAAGTCAACACGATATTAATAATTGTAATGAAATCGGGATACCATATATGATTGTATCGTATCCAGATCAAGAAACTTATATACTGAAACCAAATGAACAGAAAAGTAATACTATTAGGTAAAATGGGCGAGCTCTTTGGAAGAGAGCACAACATTAAATGTAACACCATACAAGAAGCTATGCATGCTATTGATTGCATGAAGGGAGGCTTACGCGCATATATACTTGAATGTACAGATTTAGGAATTAATTTCACAGTCCAAAGAGGCGGAGAAATTCATGAATCTATAGAAGAAATTGAAGCAAATCAAGACGACTTTATTGAAATGGGCGAGCAAGATTTACTTTTAGGAAATGATGATTTAGTTATTAGTCCAATTCCACAAGGTTCAGGAAAATTTAGTGATTGGATTAAAGTAATCATTGGAGTAGCTTTAATAGTAATTGGAATTATGAATCCAGGTGGTTGGTCAATGATGTGGCAAGCTTTTGCAATGTCTGTGGGTTCTCAAATAGCTTTAATGGGTATTATAGGTTTATTAACCCCTGACAGTCCGGATTCAAAAGAAACAGAAAATAGCTTATTTAACGGGCCGGTTAATAATGCAAAAGTAGGAATACCCATACCTTTAGCATATGGACGAACAGAAATTGGTGGAGCAGTTATTAATTTTGGATTTACTAAAACAAGAATGAAGTCAGCGCCAGGATATGAATGGATTTCAACAGGAGCTTATAATAGTAATATAACACATTCAGGAAGTACTGGAGGTGGAGGAGCTGTTGGAGAAGCTGAAACATTTGATGTTCATTGGGTATTAGATCACCCTAATAAGATGGGAGCAAGTGAATAATGACGCAGAGAGGCGAAGATAACGGTCAGAACTCGGCTTCGAGTTCTGCTGCTACGGATTATACTGATAGCTGGACTGCTACTGTTAGAGAGCAGACTGCTATAATTTATGATGCACTATCAGAAGGCCCAATAGAAGGTTTAGTTAATGGAACTCAGAGTATTTATGTAAATGGTAATGCTGTTCAACATACTGATGACGCTAATACCTATTCTGCTGTTTATAGTAATGATGTAAAATATGTAGCAAGTTCAGGAGTAATTACTGATAATCAACAAAAAAATGTTTTTGATGGATTGAGTATTGCATACGGAACTAGATGGATTAGTATTTACGGAGCCGCTAAAAGAGCAAATGGAGTAGCAAGAACTTGGGCAGGACAAACCTTAATAAAGAGTAATGATACTGGCGAAATATCTTTTGCAGCTTCAGATAGACATGATTATGTTGTAGATAGAGGAGTAGATCCTAAAATAAGAATTGCAGGAGCAGGAGACGACGGCGGAGAATTCGAAGCAAGAATTATGAGAGTAGTAAATACTTCTCATGTAGTGGTAGATCAACCTGTGCCTACAGCAGTTAATGGAGCCGATGTATGTATAGATTTAGTAGATACGATTGCAAGTTATAGTTCTAATACTTGTACATTAACTACTACTGGAGTAGGAGTTAATGTAGCAAATACAGCAGCTCTAGCAAGTGCTCCGTTAGGAACCGGAGGCACCCAGACACCTACTTACAATGTTAGTAACTTTGGATATGCATTTAAGCATGGCTACAGAGATCAAGAATACTTACCAGCCCCTGCGGGATTAGGAAGTGCTTCTAGTGCTTATAATGCTAACAAAGAATTGAAGCAAACTAAATGTGTAGTTGCTAGTAACGGTAGTTTAATTAGTAATCCTAATGAACAATGGAATATTGATCTAGATCAATCTCCAGAACCAACAGATACTGTAGGGTATGTTGCTACTGCTTCCTCTACTATGAGTATATCTAATCCTTCAGAAATTGATAGAATTAGAATTAGTATAAACTTTCCACAAGGATTAATTACTAGGGAAGATGAAGATGGACATACACATAAACTTAAATGTGAGTTTCAAATAGCATTTGAGTATAAAAGAACAATAAATGGAAGTGATGTTTGGACTAAAGTTGTAAAATTTGGAAGAAGTCCAATTGATGGGATTACTACTAAGTATAATACTACTAACTCTACTTTAAATGGTACTCATAATGGAGTAGTAGAAATGGAAACTGGAAGTCCATTTATAAAAACTTTTGAATTTGATATTTCACAATATCAACCTTTTACAGACTATAGATTA